TCCGAGTAATGTACGAATGCGTCCTGAATCCTGAGCACGTTTCATCGTTGCGTCCATGAGTTGTTTAACAAAAGGAACTTTATCATGATACTGTTTAAAAAGTTCTTGAGCTCTATCTTTACTTACTCCAAGTTCAGCCTGTAGTTTGTTCTTTCCCATTCCATAGAATAATCCTAAATTAATTGTTTTAGCTTGAAGTCTAGGGATGGCTGCCATCTCAGCTACAATACTATGAAAATCTGCGTCTCCCGCTTGATAAGCGTCTAAAACATCACTCACACCATATAAATTTTGCAATGTAGCATAGTGCACTACCAACCTAGGCTCTTGTTGATTATAGTCAAAACAACCCCATCTATGGCCTTCCTCAGGGAGGAATAAGCTTCGAATCCGTGGTCCAAGGTCTTTATTGCGTGCTGGGATCTGTTGTAGGTTCGGGTTAGAATAACTAAATCTTCCGGTTACAGTCCCTCCATTGTCCCCTCTGAGTTGATTAATTTCAGCGAAGATTCTTCCCTGGTGAGTGTGTTTTAAAATCGTATCTATAAAAGTTGTATGAGCTTTATTAATTTCTCTCGCTTCAGCAATGCATTTAACGATAGGGTGAGAGTGATGAGCTAAAAAGTTTTTAGTAAAAGAAGGAGCCTGCGTCTTCAGCGTTCGATCATAAGGTAATTTTAAAGTATCAAAAACTTTAGCAATTGATCTGGCTGCCCACAGCTGTACTTCATGACCGGTTTCTTTTTTTATTTTTTTTAATAATTTTTTTTCATGTTCAACTAATGTTTTCTTTTCGTTGAACGCTTGTTCTTGATTTACCCGTACACCGAGAAATCTCATATCCACTAAGCAAGGAAATAAATCTATTTCTAATTTAAAAATGGAGCCAATATCTTGAAGTTCTATTTCTTTTTTTAATTGTTGCCAGAGATCTAAAGTAATCTCAGCATCCTTTTCTGCATAAGCACCTACATAGATTGCCGGTAACTTATACATTTCAGCTTTAGGATCAACACCCCATTCTTTAGCGGCTGCATAAAGAGCTGCTTCATCTTTTCCTTTGCCCGTATAGCGTCTCGCGCAATTGTTTAAATCATATCTGATTTGGTTTTCATCCACCAAGGCAGAAGCAATCATGGTATCAACAATACGCCCTTGGATCTGGAGACCGAGATGCCTAATCCAGCAAACATCATACATGGCATTATGAAAAATTTTAATTGCAGGAGTATTTAAAACATCTTGGAACCATTTTAAAACTAGCTTACGATCCATATTTCCTCCTCCTTCATGTGCAATAGGATAGTAACCAGACCAATCTTTAACGGCCACGGCAATGCCAGTAACGGCTCCGTTTCCTGTAACAGAGCCTGAACCCATTTTTACTAGGTCAGGATCTTTAGTTTCTAAGTCGATGGAAATTTCTGTGTGTGAGGATAGGTCAGGGAAGTCTTCGGGCGGAACCCATTCCGTCTGAGGTTTAAACAGCGGAATCTGAGTCATTTTTTATTAGTGAATGTAAACCCTGGTGGTAATGGTTTATCCGAAGTACGGTTAGCGTAATCTCTATCAATAATCATTTCAATATAATGTATAGCTTTTTTCAAATCGTCCTTTCCTCCTTTATACTTATGTCGACAGATATATTTTATAGCATTCCCTTCTGCAAAAGGCAAATTATTCTTATTTGCAAACTCACTCGGTTGAATATTCATCTTACGATAATGGTCTCCTCCTATTTGTTTGTCGTATACGTCGCTCATATAGGATAACTTTTATAAAAATCTTTTGGTTCAATGATGTGGAGATTCTCCTTAGTTCGGGTAGCTCCTACATAAAATAATCGATTTTCATCATCAGGATTCCTTTCATATCCCTTTTGAGTATTTAAACTTAAATCACTGAGTAGGACTACATTTTGAGATTCTCCTCCTTTAACTCCGTGGATTGTCGATAGTAAAATACGTGGCTTTTGATTAAGCTGCTCTCCATTGCTTCTCATCTTTCTAATATAATCTACTTTCCGAGAAGGAGCTTGATCCAAAGCTTCATACCAAACTGCTTTAGTCATGAGTCCGTATTCTTTATGTAGGAGTTCCATGTTATAGTAATGGTCTTTCACCATTGAAAAAATTTTTTCTTTTTGTAATTTTTGGGGGCCGATATAATTGAGAATCCGTCTTGTTTTATCGTAGTCTAATTGAGCTCCATTTCTTAGTTTTTCCCAATCGGTCACCGCATTATATAAATCTTCTTCGTAAGACTTTTTAAATTTGTTTTTATAAAAAAGTCCTTTTCGATAAAGTATTTCTTCTAAATCATTTAACATAAATTTAGTGCGCGCTAAGACTAGCCATTCTCCTTTACGCATATCGACATGATCAAAGTCATGATGACGGGTAAGAGAGCCGTGATGCATCCTGGGCTGCCATTGTTTAGCAATTCTATTGGAAACTCGTCCGATTAATTTCATTGCAATATCATGTACGCTTCGTGGTACTCTAAAAGATTCGGTTAGATTTAAAAATTTTCCTTGTTGAGCAATAAAGCTATCAACGTCTGCTCCCGCCCATCTAAAAATAGCTTGGTCATCATCGCCAGCAATATAAGAATCTCCAGACTTATTCCATATGCTACGGGCCATATCCCATTGCATCAACGATAAATCTTGAGCTTCATCAATAAATACTACGTCAAATGCGGGAGACGCATCCGACTGAATGAATTTTAAAATCATGTCATTAAAATCTATTAAGCCATATTCTTTTTTATAACGTTCTAATTCATTGGCTAGTATTCTGAGTTTATCAAATTCAACATCCTGAGTATGCTCTTGCAGATCGTATTGTTTTTCAAAACTAATATTTCGAAGCTTAGCTAATTGCAGGATCCGCAAATAGTCACTCTTCGTTGTAAAGATACCTCCTTCTTCTTCATCGTATTCTAAATAATCTACTGGGAAGTCTATTTTTTTGCCTAGGTCTTGATAATGGCTAGGTTGCATTACATTTTCTTTTTTGATTCCCAGACGTCTAAAAGCCAAAGAGTGAAAAGTTCTAAAGTAAGGAAGGTCATCTTCGGAAAGATTAAATTTTTCCATTGCTCGATCTCGTGCTTCATATGCAGCTTTTTGTGTAAAAGCAAAAAAACCGATTCTATTAGGATCGGTTTCTTTAAGATGTTTATCAACTTGATTAAGAAGAGTGGTTGTCTTGCCTGTTCCTGGAGGACCTAATACAATTGTTTTCATTAATAAGGATCCTTAGGTTTAAGTTCTTTACCATTATAAGGTGTTTCAATTCTTTCTAAAGAACTTGCGATAACAACAGATACTTTTTTCTTACCTATCATTATTCTATCTTCTTCACATTTAAAATGTTCTTGTAACATTCGTTGAGTCACTTGAGATTTTTCATCCCATTTTCTTTTTTGAAGAAAGCCATGATAAAATCGGCTAAAAATAAAATAATGTTTTCTGTTTTTATAATATACATTTCCCCTAGTGATATCGTCTTGAGTGGTAGTGGTTGAGCTGCGGTTCGTGCAAAATTCTTCTAGATGATTTTGTAATTGATCTATTTTAGAAGAACCTGCTGGTGGATCAATTTCTTCTAGGCCATCTAGTAATCGTTGAATAAGTTTTTTCCATTCTGTTTTACTCACCGTTGGAAGAATGAGATTGATTTGTTCTAATACTGCTATTTGAAAAAGTCTTTGGTCATAAAGAACTGTAGCACTTTCTAATTTCACTCGGTCTCCATCCACATTCAAATGATAGTAAGGAGTATCTAATAATATTTTTTGAAGATCACTCAGTACCGGGAAAACAGTATCTCCCCCTATACCATAAGCTCTTGTTTTACAGAGAGCTTTATCACAATGATTACACATTGGCTCTTCATTACATTTATAAAAAAATTCTTTTTTGTTGGATCTTATTTTATCATTAACAACTTTAGCCGGTAATGGTTTAAGGAAATGTTTATAATTAAATCCCGTTACATGTTCATCCCAATCTTCTGGCCATTTTCTTTTTGCGTATTGAATGTATTGATAAAGAACTCTATCTCTCCCATCATCCAATTTAGTTTGCGTTAAAGATTCTAAACATGGAGGACCATCACTAAATTCAGATGGTGGTCTTTTAACTTCTAATTTTTCTAGATCTTCTGGAGGGAGTTTTTTTATTGCTAATAAAAATTCTGGAAGTGTAATAGCTTCTCCGTTAGAATTAAAGGCATATCTTGTTGTATTATTAGAATTAAAATATGGTAAGTTTAAAAAATTTCCTGTATCCTCTTTTGATTTTAATTTAATCTGTTTTGGAAAAACTTCAGATCCTCCATATCCCAATACAGCACTAATAGATAATAATTTATTCCTCATTATTTCTGCGTCTACCGCAACGGTAGTAAAAAGAAATACATGAGCCCCTCCACTTTTAGATCGGCAAATAGTTAAGGGTAAGTTTAAAAATTTAATTTTATTGATTAATTTTTTATGATCAAAGCCGTCGTAGCTATCAATGTCAATGCATCCCCAGCAACACTTATTTTCTTCATTAATGGGAATGATTCCTAGGCTTGGTTCGATTCCTTTTAAATGATTTTCCCAAAGCGTATCGGTAACAACTTCTCGTTTAACAAAAGACTTGCCCTTGATTTTAGTTCCATCAGCATTCTTTTTTTCAACGTAGGTGCAACCATGCGCTCGTTGTAGTCCATTAAATATTCTTTTAAATCTATCTATCATTTTTTAAAAAAGGGCCGGTTAAGTCTCCCGCTCCGGCCCCCTCCTTTTGTCGATCAAAAGAATTATTTTGTAACTGTTTTTCTATTGCTCAACTTCAGTTTCTTAGGAAGTTGATGATTGTAACAGTCTAGGATTGAATCCTCAAATTCCAGAACGGTTTGTCCTTGAATTTTATTAGGATACTTTCCTACTTGCTTGATAACACGTTCTAAATTCATGTTTGGATGAATTCGTTTATCGTTAATCAATGCTTTAGCAAAACGAACGGATCGACCAGCTTTGTGAAATTTTCTAAGTTTCTTTAGAACATTTCCAAATCGGTCAGCTTTATCTCTGTCGTCAATTTTAAAGATTCCATCTCTAAAATCTGCCAGACCTAAATCGTGCGTATTTCCAGACAACAGAAATAATGTAATTGCACTCGGTAAAGAATATTTTTCTTTAAACGACTGAATCGTCAAATATGTTCTGCTATTTTTATGCTCAGGTCGACTGTAGCAACGTTGATAATCATCAAAGCCCCACAATTTGGAACAATTATTGATATCTTTGATATCTTCTAATTTTGCTCCGTGTACGACTAGATACATTATCGGTATTTGTAACTGAGTACAAACTTCAACCCGATGTTGACCATCAATAATTTCCATTCTTTCATTGACGATCACTGGAACCTTCTGCCCGCGTGCTTTTATTCTAAGCAGAAGTTTTGCTACTTGAAGTGGATACACCCTTCTATTACCTCTAACTTTTTTAAAGATAGAGTAGTCAGATGTAAATTTTATTGTACCTCTTACAGAGATATATTTATTTTTATCTTTATCATCTGTCATATTAGTACGGTGCCTCTTCAAGTTTATCAGTCTTATATTTAGCAACTATTTCACCCTTACCAATTCTAAGAGCGAATTGTTTGGCTATGTCATAGACTGATTTATTTTTAATGGGACCAACTTTAGACACATCCCAACCAAACCATGTTCCTTTGTCATTCGACATTTGAACAGTTTTTAGCTTATAAATGTGGCTGAAAGTAGGCGGAGTGAATAGCCCGTTTTTACCTTGAAGCTTAATCCCCATCATCATTGAATTCCATTTACGGCTAACTTTTAATTGAGTAGCTTTCATTGAAATTAATGCTGTTGAAGGAGTATCGCCCAGTAAAACCACATAGTGGCTTGCTGTGTTTTCAAGATAATTACCGTTAGCTAAACGATCCTTATTTGATTTATCCCGTGTTGTCTGAGGTAGATCATCGCCTGCTTCATAAATATGAACAGGTGCGCCTTTACTCTCACCTCTATCTTGCCATTCTATAAATTGTCTTTTATAGAAGACTGGCAAAATATCTATCCCCTTTGTCCCGTCATACAAGTCATTACTGACTGTATTCAAAATCATGCCCGGTTCTGCCCCTGAAACATGTTTTGCGTCCCTTTTATTGACCTCGGGAGAAAGTTGACCCAAGACTTTCAGAAAAGGTAACGCTAGATCTTCTTGCGTTATATTCTGAGCACCCTGGTTGGCATCATCTTCAAATAAATTTGTAGATAACGCCCCACTTGTATCGCGTTTCGTGATACTTGTTTCTTGCTTCGTTGTCATTGTTTACCTTTAATTGTGGTTCGGTTTCCTACGAACACGTTAAAAATATCCGTCGGCATTTCTTTGCCGTTTTCAATACGCTCGCGGACTAGCGCTTTCAGGGTCATAGGCTCAACCTTCAACTTTTGTGTTGGTTGAT